GAAGCGGGGCCGTTCCTTTTGATGAGGAGCGGCCCGATTGCTTTGGCCGGCCCGGCGGATTTTCGCCGGGCCTTTTTTATGCGCCCTGCGACGGCGATTGCGGAGAGGCGACATGCAGATCACGTTACGGGACTTTATCGTATTGGAACGGCTGCTCGCCGCCAAGCCGCATGTGGTGCTGGAACACTTTGCGGCGTGCCAGATACGGTGCCTGGCGGAGTTGAGGATGTGGGAGCGGTTCAAAGCGGAGCAGCCTCAGGCGGCCGCGCGGATCGCGCTGGTGGCGGCGGCGATGGGAATCGCGGAGAATTAGATTCCAGAGTTCCAGGGAGGAAGCAGAATCATGGGGCGAGCGGCCAGAGCTGCCGGCGAGTCCCGATGCCCGCCGGCCCATGAGACCGGATACCCTTTAAAAGATGCCGACCTGGAGTGGCGCGTGTGGATCGAGAAATGGTTTCGCCACGTCGCGGACCTGCCTTTCGCGGCGCGGCACGTGCGCTTCTGGGAGTGGATCGAGGCCCTGACGCCCGGCGTCAAGCCGCGCCCGGCCATCTTCATCTGGCCGCGCGGCGGCGGCAAGTCCACTTCGGTCGAATTAGGCGCGGCGTTTATGTGCGGGCGGCTCTCGCGGCGGTATCTGCTCTATGTGAGCGGCACGCAGGAGCAGGCCGAAAAGCACGTGCAGGCGGTCGCCTCGCTTCTGGAGACGCGCGGCGTGGGGCGTTCCTTAAACGTCTACGGCACGTCGAAGGGCTGGCGGCGGCAGGAGATCCGAACGGAGAACGGCTTCAATGTGTCCGCTTATGGCCTGGACACGGCGGCCCGGGGCGTCAAGCTCGACCAGTTCCGGCCGGACGTGATTTGCCTTGACGACGTGGACACGCAGGATGATAGCCCGAAGACCGTCCAGAAGAAGATCGAGGCCATCACGACCGCCATCCTGCCGGCGGGAAGCGCCGACTGCGCGGTCCTGTTCGTGCAGAACAAAGTGCATGAAGACAGCATCGCCACTATGTTATGTGATGGGCGCGCCGACTTCCTGCACGATCGGGAGCAGCCGTTTGTCGAGCCGGCGGTCAAGGACCTTCACTACGAGCGAGTGGACCGGGGCGACGGGCATAAGGTCTACCGGATCACGGGCGGAGAGCCGACCTGGGAAGGACAGGACCTTTTAACCTGCCAGGCGCAGATCAATGAGTGGGGACTGCGGGCTTTCTTGCAGGAAGCCCAGCATGAGGTCGAGGGCGGGGCGGGCTATGTGTTCGACGTGAACGCTTTGCAGGTCTGCCGCTGTGCGGACGTGCCGGCGCTGGTGCGGCTGTGCCGGGCGTGGGACCTGGCGGCCACGGAGGGCGGCGGGGACTGGACGGTGGGGGTTTTGATGGGACTGGCGGCCAATGATACGGTCTATGTGCTGGACATGGCGCGTGGGCAGTGGGGCAGCCACAACGTGCGCATCCAGATCGGGCAGGCGTGCTTGCGAGATCGGGCGCGGTGGGGAAACCGGGTGCGCCTGCATCTGCCCCAGGACCCCGGCCAGGCGGGCAAGGACCAGGCGGAGCAGTTGCGGAGGGCTTTTGCGGCGTATCGGCCGGTGATCGAGGTGGTCAGCGGGGACAAGGTGACGCGGGCGGCGGGGTTGGCGGACGCGCTCAACAGCGGGAATGTGACCCTGGTGGAAGGCGATTGGAACCAGGCGTTCAGGGAGGAGCTCAAAAAGTTTCGGGCGGACGTGGCAGATCAGCGGGACGACATTGTGGACGCCGCCAGCGACGCCTACAACGAGATCGCGCCCGACCGGGAGATCAAGGTTATCCGTTTCTGAATCACGGATAGCACGGATGACACGGATGGCACGGATACCGCCTCTGCTATGCTTATCCTTTCGCTCTCATCCGTTCCTGTATCCGTTAGCTGGTAAGAGCCAAAGTGAGGGCAGCAGGGTTTTATCCGTGTCATCCGTGTCATCCGTGCTATCCGTGATTCAGACTATCGAAGAGGGATGTGATGACTCCTCTGGCTTTGTTCGTGTATATGAGCGCGTTTGCGGCGGGGCTGATGGTGATCGGGGCCGCGCTGCTGGCGCTGCTGGTCGGCTTCTTGTGGCTGCGCGGCGTGATCGCGGGGGCGATGAGGTCCATGCATGGCTAACCGGTTTTTGAGGACCCTGGCGCGGGGCAGTGTGGGCCTGAAGGGCCTGAGCGCCCTCCCGATGGGCAATTACATCGGAGGAGGGTCCCGCTACGGCACCGGGCGGCCGTTCTTCTTCGGCCTCTTGCCCGGCGCGAAGGTGGACTGGCAGCGCATCGCGGGGGATAAGTGGAAGAACGCGATCGTGGCGGCATCGCTCGCCTGGATCGGAAGGAATCTGCCGCAGGCGCCCCCGTGCGTCTACCGGAGGAATGAGAAGGGCGATGAGGTCATTGACCCGGAGCATCCCCTGACGCAGTTGTTGAAGTCCCCCAATAAGTTCTACGATGGGAGGACGCTCAGGCAGGCAACGTTCCTGTCTTTGATCGCCGGGCAGGGGAACGCCTATTGGTGGGTCAAGCGCAACAACGCCGGGCTGCCGCTGGAGCTATGGTACCTGCCGCATTACGATGTCTGGCCCCTCTGGAACAAGGACTGCACGACGGACAACTGGATCCTGGGCTACGTCTACCGCTCGAACGGCGTGCTGTACCAGCTCTCGAATGAAGAGGTCATCCATTTCCGGGACGGGCTGGACCCGGAGAATATGCGCAGCGGCCTCGATCCCTTGAAAGCGGTGAGCCGGGAAATCGCCACCGATAACGAAGCGGCGGGGGCGACGGCGGCGCTGGTGAAGAACTGCGGGATCGTGCCGGCGGTCATCAGTCCCAGGGACGGCGTCTCGACATTCAACCCGGCGGTGGCGGACGAGCTGAAGACGATGTTCGAGGAGCAGAGTCAGGGGGACAACCGGGGGCGGGTGGCAGCCTTGAGCGGCGCGGTGGACGTGCAGAAGCTGGCGCTGACCCCGGCGGAAATGTTTTTCGACGCTATTCAGGACCGGCCGGAGGCGCGCATCTGCGCCCTCATCGGCGTGCCGCCGGAGGTGCTGGGGCTTTCGGCGGGCCTGGCCCATTCCACCTACAATAACAAGACCCAGGCGCAGCGGGACGCCTGGCTGAACGGGATCATCCCCCGGCTGGAATTGATCCACTCGGAGCTGGACACGCAGTTGCTATGCTTCTATCCCGAAGCACTGCGGGCGAGATGCCGGGTGGGGGCGGACTACCGGAAGGTGCATGCGCTGGAGCAGAACCTGAACGAGCTTTTCGAGGCGGTCGGGAATGCCGTCGGCGGCCCCTATTTGACGGTGAACGAAGGGCGCGCCCTCGCCGGCTACGCTAAGCTGCCCGATTACGATATTGTCTACCCGCCGGGTAAGAAGGAGAGGGAATCCTTATGAGCCGACCAATCCGCAAATCCTACGCCGCTAAAGGGGAGTTGACGGACAATCAGATCGCCTGTTATCCGTCGGTGATGGGCGTGCTGGACCGCGGCGGGGATGTGATCTATCCGCGCGCCTTCACGCGCCGCCGGGACACCTTGAAGGAGTTCCTGGCGAGCGGTTTTGTGGCCGTGGGGCACCGGTGGGACGAGCTGCCGATCGCTTATCCGGTCAGCGCCCGGGAGGCGGGCAACTGCCTGGAATCGGTGGCGGTCTTTCATAGCACGCAGGCGGCGCAGGATGCCCGAACGGTGGCCCGGGAACGGCTGGCGAACGGCCTGAAGGTGGGGCTTTCCATCGGGTTCATGCCCGACTATGAAGAGGGCGTCCATTACTTCGACAACGGCAGGCAGTTGCTGGAACACGCGGAGGGGCTGGGCTGCGATATGTCTCTTTTCGACGTGAAGGGGATCGCGGCCTGCAAGTCCTGGTGCCGCGGCCTGTCCATCATTGACGCGCTGTATGAGTACAGCATCGCGCCGGCGCCGATGAACGCGGACGCGACGGCCACCGATGTCAAATCCCTTGCCGAGATAACCACCGAGCGCGATTTCGAGGAGTTCCTGCGAGAGGCCGGATACTCCCGAAAGAACGCCAAGATCATCACCCTCTACGGTTTCAAGGCGCTACGGCGGGACGCCGGCAGCGCGCCGGAACTGGAAGAGTCGGCGGAGACAGCGGCGCGCCTGGCGCGCTTTCAGCAGTTGGCGCGCCGGCACGAGCTGCTGCTCACCATGAATCCTGTCTGAATCACGGATAGCCACGGATCACACGGATTTCACGGATCAGCCTCCACCTGCCTTTTCGCTCTTCCTGGCGGATAGGCGCCATGGGCGAGGAACACGGATAAAGGTTCTGAATCCGTGTCCTTCCGTGACATCCGTGGTCATCCGTGATTCAGACAAAGTGTTGCTTCAGGAGAAATGCTTTGGACATTAAAGAATTGCAGCAGAAGTATATCAACTTGATGAGTCAGGCCGGGGCGATCCGCGAGAAGTACGCGGGCAAGCCGGAGACGATGACGGGCCAGGAGGAGACCGAGTTCGAGAACCTCCTCACGGAGGCGGACCGGCTCCAGGGGCTGATCATCAAGGAGCATAAGTTCCAGCAGATGCTGAAGTGGGCCGGGGACGTGGCCGGCGCGGCGCTGCCGATGGGCGGCTCGGCCTCGCCGGGCGGCGGCCAGGTAGACTATCGCCCTGCCGGGCAGATCGCGGAGGACGAGAAGAAGGCGCGGCGGGCGGTCTGGCGCAAGTTTTTGACCGGGGGGATCAACGCCCTCAACGGCGCTGAAGTCAAAGCCTACCAGGCGGACAACCCGGTGGGCGGCGGCTTCCTGGTGGCTCCGCAGGATTTTGTGCAGGATTTGATTCTGCACGTCAAGGACCTGGTGTGGGTCCGAAAGCTCGCCA